ATGGCCTGACGCTCGGAAATGGGAGACTTGGGATTGTCTGAAAGTACGACAACAAATACCGAGATTACTATCATGACAGCACGGAAAGACGGCGTATTTTTATCCCACAAACAGGAAACAAAATGTCCAAGATTTTAATTGGGTCAAACCCCAAAAATCCACAAGTTGTTGGTAGCTACGAAACAGAAGCTACTAATGAAGAAAAAGCAACGCAACTTCCTATGCCCTCAGGATACAGAATCCTATGTGCTATTCCAGAAGCAGACAAAGAATATGAAGGTGGTATCGCCAAAGCTGATATCACGATGCGCAATGAAGAAGTACTTACAACCGTACTATTTGTTGTTGCAGTAGGTCCAGAAGCCTATAAAGACACAAACAAGTTCCCTAGCGGTCCGTGGTGTAAAGAGGGTGACTTTATTTTAATTCGCCCCAACTCAGGTTCACGCTTGCTTATTCACGGTAGAGAATTCAGATTGTTAAATGATGACTCGGTAGAAGCAGTTGTACTCGACCCGCGCGGAATTAGCAGAAAATAGGACAAGACTATGGCAGATTTTGAAAGAACAGAATATAAATTCCCCGATGAAATTGATAATGACGATAACATCGAGATTGAAATAGAAGACGATACTCCCGAAGAAGACCGTGGTCGGGAGCCAATGCCTAAGCATATTGTAGATGAGTTAGAAGAAGACGAATTAGACTCCTACGATGCAAAAGCACAACAACGCATTAAACAAATGCGTAAGGTATATCATGACGAGCGCAGAGAGAAAGAGGTGGCTCAACGTGAACACAGAGAGGCTGTTGCATTAGCGCAACGACTGCTCCAAGAAAACCAACGTGTTAATCAAGTTTTGGGTAACGGTGAACGAGAATATATCGGTAATATACAGAGTTTAGCTCAGAAAGAGATGCAAGAAGCCAAGCGTGCTTACAAAGACGCATATGAAATCGGTGATGCCGATGGTGTAGTAGAAGCTCAAGAGCAGATGCAGTTGGCCACCTTAAAATTGGCTCAAGCACATAATATGCGTACAGGGGCTTTACAAACACCTGATTATGAGGTACAACAGGCGCAAGAAAGGCTACAACGCCCTGCGGAACCGCAAGTTCCACGGCCTGACGAGAAGGCTTTGGATTGGCAAGAAAAAAATGAGTGGTTTGGTAAAGACAAAGAAATGACCAGCGCAGCTCTTGGACTCCATGCAAAACTTGTAGACGAAGGCGTACCAGTAGGCTCTAAAGAATATTACAACGTATTGGACAAAACAATGCGTAGACGTTTTAACGAGTATTTTGGTGAAACCGAAGATAGAAAGTCGAGTAGGGGCAGACCGTCAAACGTAGTCGCACCCGCTTCGAGAAGTACATCAGCAACAAAGATAAAGTTAACTCAGAGCCAGGTCAACTTAGCAAAGAAATTTGGCTTAACCCCTGAACAATATGCGAAAGCAGCTTTAGCCTTGGAGAACCAAAATGGCAGATAATAATGCAAGAACAACTCGTGAAGTAGAAACCCGTGCAATCTCGGAACGCCCTAAACAGTGGGCACAACCAGAATTGCTCCCTGAGCCTGACAAAGAGGCTGGGTTTGCATATAGATGGATTCGCGTAGCAACATTAAATAACAGTGACCCAAGCAACTTAGCGTCAAATCTAAGACAAGGCTGGGAACCCGTTACAATGAGCGAACAACCTAAATTTAGACTGTTAGCCGACCCGAATAGTCGTTTTAAAGACAATATCGAAGTAGGCGGATTATTACTTTGCAAGATTCCAGCTGAGTTTATGGAGCAGCGTGCACAACACTTTGCTAACATTACAAGCCAGCAAGCAGAAGCTGTAGATAATAATTTAATGCGCCAAAGTGACTCAAGAATGCCTATCTTTAAAGAGAGAAGCTCTAAAGTTACCTTTGGTAAAGGTACTTAATTAATATTTTTGGAGGTTTAAATGGCTTACCCTACAGTAAGTGCACCATACGGGTTCAAACCTGTAAATTTGATTGGTGGTCAAGTGTATGCTGGCTCCACTCGTAACTTACCTATTTCATATGGCTATAACACTAACATCTTTTATGGTGATTTTGTTAACCTTGCAAGCGGTTATGTTGCTAGTGTTGCTAATACTATTGCTACGCCAACTACCGGTATATTTTTAGGTTGTACATACACTAACCCAACTACTAAACAAAAATTGTTTAGTCAGTACTGGCCTGCTGGTACTTTAGCAGGTGACGCTGAAGCTATTATTGCTGATGACCCTGATTTAATTTTTAAAGTTGCTGTTACTACAGCTGCAGGTGCTACCACTATCGGTTCAGCATCTTCTTTATTAATCGGTGCTAATATGGCAGGTAATACTGTTACTGGCTCTACATCTACTGGTAACTCAGCAGGTGCGGTTGTTGGTTCTGTTGTTACTTCTACTGGTAACTTCCGTGTAGTGGATTTTGTTTTAGATACTCAAGTATCTACTTCAGCGGCGTATGTATCTGGTACGGGTACAACTACTTTAACCGTTTCTGGTTTAGCGGTAGGTACTGTATTACCAATCGGTACAGATATTTTCAACTTAGTTAACGGTCAATTACAGTTTACAGGTTCATCACTAACTGCAGCTGCTACTGTTTCTTCATCTACTTCACAAGCATTAACCGTTACTGCATCTACTGTAGCAGTATCTGGTACCCTTGTGTTGGTGCAAACACCTGAAGTTCTTGTAAAGATTACTTTTGGTTCACACCGTTACTACGTCGCTTAAGGAGCAATAAACAATGGCAATTTCTAGAGCACAGCTATTAAAAGAGTTATTACCGGGCCTTAACGCGTTATTCGGTTTAGAGTATGCACGCTACGGTGAAGAACATAAAGAAATTTATGAAATCGAATCTTCTGAGCGTTCATTCGAAGAAGAAACAAAACTTTCAGGTTTTGCTGCAGCGGCAGTTAAATCAGAGGGCTCTGCAATTCAGTATGAAGCCGGTCAAGAAGCTTGGACTGCACGCTATAACCACGAAACAATTGCTCTTGGCTTCTCATTAACTGAAGAAGCTGTAGAAGATAACTTGTACGACTCATTGTCTGCTCGTTATACAAAAGCATTGGCTCGTGCTATGGCATATACCAAACAAGTAAAAGCGGCAGCTGTTTTAAACAACGGCTTCAACTCTGCTTATACTGGCGGTGACGGCGTAGGTTTGTTTTCATCTGCTCATCCATTAGTATCTGGTAGTACAAACTCAAACATTCCATCAACCCCTGCTGATTTAAACGAAACTTCTTTAGAAGCGGCTGTTATTCAAATCGCTGCATGGACTGACGAACGTGGTTTGTTGATTGCTGCTAAACCTAAAAAATTGATTGTTCCCCCTGCACTTCAATTCGTTGCAACTCGTTTGCTCGAAACTGAACAACGTGTAGGCACAACCGATAACGATATCAACGCGATTAAAAACAACGGTGCTATCCCAGAAGGTTATGCAATCAATCACTTCTTGACTGATACCAATGCGTGGTTCTTAACTACTGATGTACCAAACGGTTTGAAACATTTCGTGCGTCAATCATTGGTAACTTCATCAGATTCCGATTTTGATACAGGCAACATGAGATATAAAGCTCGTGAGCGGTACTCATTCGGCTGGTCTGATCCCTTAGGTATGTATGGTTCTTCAGGTTCAAACTAAGTAAAATCAACTACTTAGGTATATTAAGGGTCTCTTAGGAGACCCTTTTTTATTATTAATGTTTACACGCTGTGTGGTAAGTGATATAGTAAGTTTCACTAAATTTACACCGGACATTAAAATGAAAGTACCAGTAATCTACAAAATAAGAAATGTTGTTAACCAAAAGTTCTATGTTGGAAGCACAGGTAACAAACGTGAAAGGTTTAGAACACACAGAAATAAACTGCGCAGTAGCAAACATCACTGCGCTCATTTACAGGCAGCATGGAACAAATACGGGGAGGATTGTTTTGTTTTTGAAGTTGTAGAAGTAGTAAGTAGTATAGACGAATTACAAAAAGCTGAAGATGTTTGGTTATCTGAATGGGTAGGTAACGAAAACTGTTACAATCATGGACTTAGATCGGGCGCACCGTGGAGAGGAGTAGCTAAGGAGTTACACCCTAACTTTGGTAGAGTTATGTCTGAAGACCAAAAGGGTGTATTGCGAAAAGCTAGGTTAGCGCAACCGGACCCTCGTATTGGTAAAAAGCATACAGAAGAAACTAAACA